TAGGCGCTCTTTGTTTTTTCTTCGATAATATAATAATACCACCTTAAACAGTTGTTAGACACCGTGAATTAACCGTTGAAATACCGTTATTTCAACGTTCCACAACTAATTTGCCATCTCTATACAATTCTGCAAATGCTAGGATAGCATTATTTAGCAATTCTTGAAAAGCCGTCCTCTCGAATCCGATTGCCTGGGCGATTTGCCAGTTTGGTTTCGGAGGGTATGCCAGATATTTCTCTATCAGTATTCTGCGATAGTCTGGACGATATAGCCCGCTAACTGCTTGCTCTATGGCTTCTAGCTCGTTCATAGCATCAACACGCCTAACTGCGATATTTTCCACTGGTCTGCTCACTCCGCTACCACCTCGTGGCATGAAGGTAAACTCTTGTGTGATCTTCTGCTCAGCGCTATCGTGTGCTATCTCTCGCCATCTAGGGTATTCTCGAAGTTTTCGCTTGCAACGTTTGATAGTTGCTTTTTCATCAATTTCCGGCAATAGCATTGTTCTATCCTCTTTGGTATAATAGTAGTGTTGATTTCCAAAGAGTGCCGGCCATTATGTCGGTCTTTTTTGTTTGGCCCAAAAAACATTAAGAAGTTTTATAAGGGAAAGATTAATGTATTTGTTTTTGGGTTGTTTCTTGGGCCTTTTATCACCTCCTTCTAGCCAAGACACCAGCAAGATCTTTGGCTTTTTTTAGTAATGCGATATCGATAAGAAAGAGGGTGTTTCACATCCTTTTCTCTTAAATTTGCCGGGTTTTTGTTGAGCAAGGTCTGTCAGCTTGCTCGGTGTTGAAAAGTGTTCAAGCCACTAAAAATCTATATTCATTTTTTTTAGCTTCATTTTTTATTTTTAGTGTTTGACAGACAATGGCTGGCAAGAGGAATCGAACCCCTTGAGTAACCACTCCAGCCAGATATAGTGAAATCATTTTTTTGGAGATTTTCCTCCTTCGTTTTTGAAATAATACAAGAATTATGGAGATTTCTGACCTATATCCAATTGCAGGCATAAGCCTTGGATAATCACGCTACCAGTATGAGCGTTTTAGATTTTGTAAAGATAAAAATAAAGGATACCTACTTTCTATATTTTAGATTTACTGGATTTGGGTAGCGTCAACGACCAGTCACGCTTCCGCTGATTTGAATGAAAAGAAATCAAAAGGCTCCTCTTTTCTAATTTATATTGACTGGTAATAGCTAGTAAGGGAGTCGAACCCTCACTAGCTACATGCCTAACGCATAGGCTTTATACAAGGCTTTTCTGACCGTAATTTTATTACGCCCTAACTCGCCTTTTTTACGATATTTCAGAATAATTCTGCCAATCTCGTCATCTAACCTTTCAGGCCACTCATAATGATTGAAGACACAATCAACAATCTTACTGAATAGCTCTCTTGACAGCACGCCTTCCATTTGAATGGCCTTCAAAGGAGTTAAAGCAGCCTTCTCTAAATAACACTGATTGATGGCGTTTTGGGTTTTGTTAGCTTTCTTCTTATCGCACCCTTTAATATCTCTAATGTACTTGTTTAGGTCGTTAGGGTGTTCCTTGCGTAGCCCTTCCACTTCCTCACGGAACTCCTGGAATAGCTCCGCTGGCAGTCCTGCGTTGGTTTTATCCAAAACTGGGCGCGTGGTTTTACCTCTTGTGTAATTCTTGGATAGATATGCTTTAAGGTCATGATATAGCTCATCAGAAATGATGCCTTTCAGTCTATCGACTGTTTGAGGTGAGATTCTCTGACGCTCCACGACCGCATTATTGAGTGCTTGCAAAATGATAATCGCTTGTTTCTCGCTGCACTGTCTCACTTTTTGGAAATGTTGCTTGTAATCTTTCGGATGTGCCTCTTTAAGTGCTGCATGTTCATTGATCAACCGTTGATGTAGCTCCTTGGTCAGTCCAGCATATTTGTAGGTTTTGCTCATGAGCTCCGCTCCTCTATCGCTTGGCAGTCTGCGATATATCCCTCTAATGTTATTCCAACGGCTTCGAACGGAGCGTATTCGCACACAGTTCTCTTAACCACCATTGTCGTAAGCGCTCTTGTATTTCTTGGACCTCTACCGCAAATAATAGCTACATCTCTCCTAAAGCGATCTCGCTCGAAAGCCATATCATAAAGTTTTGAGACGTTTCTCATTACCGATTTTTTTAATTGTCGTTTGTTCATTATTCCACCTCTGCCAGTTCTGGATTCTCGTAGATGTTGCCGATGATTTCAACTTCGAAGATATCTGTGTTAAACAAGTCGTATAGAGGGGATTCTTCGATTTCTCTTTTGATTTCCTTGGAAACAAACATCGCCTTGTTGTTGTTAAAAGATACAACTTCCAACCAGCTTGATAGGTTGGTCACTTTAAGAATATCCCCCTCAAAGATTTCTTTGCCATTCTTGTCTCTGAGGCCAGTTGATTGCATTAAAACACAATCATCGCTCTTGCACATCCAAGTGATAGCGTCTCCGATGAAATCAAACTCGCCATTAAAGAAATTAATTTCTTCCACATCTACCATTTCTTTATCTTCTTTAAGCCACGCTCTATATCTTGGTATCATTGTCCTCTCTCCTTCAAATAGCTAGGGATGTCATCCCCAACATTCGCTTGGTCATACTGTTCCTTGCTTACTAGAAACTTCCCGTAAGCCCCGCAATCAATAGTGTAGAGATCATTAATCTTCTCTTTCCCAGTCACTTCCCCGTGCATTTCAGAACCAGCGTTATCTACCCGATGGATAGTTACTGTCTCCACCCTGCGTGGAACTGTCAGAACATAGTAGACTGACAGCATGTTGACAACCAGACTGACAACTAAGATAGCGCTTGAAATAGTCAAGCTATCCGTGTACCACTTTTTAGAGGTCTTCTTCTTTGACGAAAGTGCCATTAATCATCTTTCCCTTTCTATTCTTAATCTCCTCGTAAGCAATACCGAGACACTCGGTCACATCAAGGTCTAGTTGATGCGCTAGTACGATAATCGTTACCAGCGTGTCACCGATAGCATCCTTGAGTGCTGCTTGTGGCTCAGCGAATTTCGTTGGTTTCAAGAGTACATCCCGAATCTCTCCGACTTCCTCAGTGATACGCATCCACTGTATTTTCGGGTCAGCTTGTTTTAATCCACGGCTATCTGCCCAATGATTGATGCAGCGAACAAGTTTATCAAATTTTCCTTCGAACAATGTTTCATTCCCTAAAACTTCTATGATAGTCACCCCAAAATAGTCAGCAATTTTTTTGGCACTGTGCATTGTGGGCCAGTATTCCCCCGATTCGAACTTACGTAACACAGATTCTGAGAATCCTACTTCATCGGCCAGTTCCGATATGGTTAATTCCTTTTTCAGCCGTAGTCGTTGAATTTTATTCATCACTCCACCTCTTTCACTTCCACGCCCGGGCAATCGAATATCCAGCCAAAATCAGCTTCTTCTAGCTCTTTGCGGGTGTGGGCTCTACTTTGCGTGTATATGTTATTGTAAAAACGCAATCCGTTAGTGCCTGTTTTCACTAACCAATCTCCGCCCCCATCTTTCTTCTTGAGTTTAACCGTATATCTAGCCTCTTTCTCTACCTCGTAGCCAAACTGGTGCATGTTGACTAGGATATTAAACGGTCTTGTTTTGCTACTGATCAACCATTCTTGGAAGTCAGTTAGACCGCCACAATTGTAATTTTTTTCAGTCTGGCAGACCTCTCGATACAGATTTATCTCAAACTCATCCTTATGCCCCTCATACCAATCTGCCACACACGGCGGTACCACTGGTTTTGGGAAAAACGAGTCATATAGGTCTTCTGCGTAAGATACCGAACCGCCAGATATCCTTGATATTGTCCGCACTGCTTCTTCTCGACTTACTGCTTCTTGTCTATCCATTGTTTTCTCCCTCTAGCAAAATCTTTTCTAACTGCTCAATCGTTTCGGTTCTTACATAAATCCGATTTGTCCCGTCTGCGAACGGCGTTTTTACAAAAATGATATTAGGGCCAATAGAGATGTGCCCGATATCATCGACATTTAAAATTGTGTCCATATCAATTCCTTGTGCGATGTTTGTAACTCTAATAAATTTAGCCATTACTAACCTCCTTTAACTCCACTTCATGGCACTTGCTACCGCCATACTTAGCACCTTGTCTGTGAAACTCGTTTCATTTCACGTTCCTTCAATGTCTAACACAATCTTAAATTTCCCAGACTCACCACTTAGCCCGCCATACCGAAACGACATCATTTTAATAACTTCGTGATTGTCGTCTGGCCACAAATTAGCGTCCGTTAAGCCGTCTATGAGGGCTTTAACCGTAGGATATAGGTTTGGTGGGTCTAGTCTTCGTCTAGTTGGTGCATAGACTGTTACAGCTACCGTGCAAGGCTTAGCTGGGCTATACATTGGTGTAATGTTTAGTCCAGCTTCTGCTCTTGCTATTAATCGTAGCCGTTTGACCATTCGCCCCTCTGCTTGATAGTGGAATCTGTCGTTACTGTTGATAACTAGATTTTGAGCAGGCTTAGCTTTTGACCTTGGTAATAGAAATTCTAGTCTCATGCTTCACCTCAGAATGGTAGCATATCATCCGTGATATCCATTGGGTTACTGTTCCCGTATGGGCTGTTATCTCTTGCAAAGTTTGGTCCTTGCTGTTGCGGTGCTTGTTGCCCGTAAGGTCCTGCATAGCCGTTGTCATTGCCAAATGCTCCCGATGTATTGCCTTGGCTGGCGTTGCTACCTTCACGCGCTGCACGGCTCTCCAACATTTGGAAGTTCTCAGCGACCACCTCGGTCACATACACTCGTTGCCCTTGCTGATTCTCGTAGCTACGAGTCTGAATGCGTCCAGTAATGCCAATCAACGCCCCTTTTTTAGCCCAGTTAGCCAAATTCTCAGCTTGCTGACGCCAGATAACACAGTTAATAAAGTCCGTTTCACGTTCGCCGTTAGCGTCCTTAAAGGTACGGTTAACCGCAAGGCTAAATGTTGCAACAGCAACATTGCTAGGCGTGTAGCGTAGCTCTGGGTCTCTTGTCAATCTTCCGACAAGACAGACTGAATTAATCATAGTTTTCTCTCCTTCTATTCACGATTTAGTAAATCGTCCAGTTTGGGTTTAGATTTTGGTCTTGACATTAACTTAAATGTATTTTCAATTCTTCTTCGGTCATACTAGCTATGTTTTGATAGCCGCTGACAGTGTAGTTTTGTTTGTATTCCCAACCGTTTTTGCTAAGTAAACGTTTAAATCTGTCTTTATCGTCTGAATCTTCAAAGTAGACTTCAAGTGTCATTTTTTGGCGATAACGTTTTGATTCTGGAATGTTAGCTTCTTCAATTGTTGGCGTGTTTTCGATAATTTCGCCCGTTTCTGAATCGACAACTAATGCCGTTGGTTTCGTTTCTGCTATCTTTTCTTTTTGTTTTTGCAATTCAGCTTGTCGTAGTGCTTCTTGTTCTTGTCTTTTGCGTTCAGCTTCTTGTTCTTGTAATTCAAAAGCATGGTCTGAACGAATCTGATCTAACACCTCTGCTAATGTCAGATTTTGAAGCATACGGATATACGGTTGGTCGGTCATTCCGTACTCTGAACAAAGTCCAGATATGGATTGAGTGGCTTTTTTAAATTCCTCTTGTTTTTGATATTCAAAAGTAACCATGTCGTCTAATGCCTTCATAGTCGCTTTTTTAAGAGTTACACCGTCCGCCATAAAATCGCCATTTTTGATGTATTCCGTTGCTTTTCCATCAAAAATGCGAGGGTCAATCATATAGTCGCTGGCTTTGTTAGCTAAATAGCTTTTAACAGTGTCCAATCTCAGTGCTTTTTGATGATTTTCGAACTCTTTCACATCATTTGCAATTTGGTTGATAATGTTTTTAAGAGGTTTCTCTGTTTCCTTGATATATTTTTCAAAATCCGTCGCTGGTTTTGATAACTCATTCTTGATTTTGATACGTTCGTCTGAAATTTGCTTGGTTAATTTTCGTAATTCAGCCAAAACTTTCTTGTCGTCTTTGATAGTGCCAGCAGTGACTGTGTAATTTTGATACTTAGCAACTACATCAGCAATGCCTTTTTCAAAAACCTCTTGCCCTACAATTTCAACTTTAGCTTGTTCAATATTAACTTGTAATTCTTGCATTGTTCACACCTCGTTAATAGTCGAGAAGTTCGCCTTGAACTGGCTCGTTTTGTGAATTGGCAACCGGTTGAGAATCGCTTTCACTTGTTTGTTGGAAATGCGTTTGTTCTTGCTTCATTTGTTCGATTTGCGCCAGCTTACGAGCTCTAACATCCTCTTGTGTCTCTTGTGGCGTTACATCCTTGATTCTGTCGAATGTTTCACCGCCGTCATCCTCAGTGTACATATTTCCTAAATCCTCTGGGAAAGCTTCACGTAAGGCATTGACAAGAGCGGTTTTTCTAATCATGGTAGCTGGCATAGCGTTCCAAGTGCTTTGCTTTTTATCGTATTCTTCACGACTAACGAAAACCTCTACAGGAACCTTGAAATTCTTGCGGTAAACTCTTGCCCAGCCACCGACGAGCGTGTCGTTAGGTAGCAGCAGCGCCCCTTTCCGCTCTACCATATCACCAGAATCGTCAACAACTACCACTCCGGCTTCAAAGCCTTCATAGTTTGGGTTTTGTGCTGCACGCTTCAAGAATGCTTCTTTTGAGACAATTAAGCTAAATTCAGCCCCACCATTTTTCTTTTTGTAAGCTACGATATAGACCTCGTTTAGCAATGGGTTGAGGTTACGACCTTTAATCAGCGATAAAGCTTGCCCAACTTGTTTTTCTGTCAATAAATCTTGTGGGTCGTAGTAGCGTTTAATATCTTGAAACGTCCAAACGCTTGTATCTGTTGAAATATCCCTTTTGTTTTGTGTTTGTAGTTGATTTGTCATGTTTTTATCTCCCTTGGGGTTTTCTAGTGTACGCTAAAAATCTGCGTCGATTTCTTAGCGAAATACATATATTCATTAATTTTCTCGATAAACGAATACAGATCTAAATCATCCATCATTTTCTGTTTGTGCTCTTTTGAGAATACAAGGCCGTGAATACGCTCGTAGTCTTCAAAGAGCTTTAGTTTTACTTCTTCTTCCGTCATAGCATCATCCTTCTAGCTGTTTTAGCTGATTGAGTGTATAGCGCTTATCTTTGATGTTGAGTGCTTTAAATACATTCCCTTCCAGTCCTGTCCGAATGCGGCTTGCGACACGTTCGCTGTAAAGGTTTGCAATTTCATCATTGCTTAAGTTGGTTGAGATAATCGTATTCTTGCGATGACTGAGCACGTCAAAGATAAATTCTTCTTCCCACGCTGACTTAGAGCGCCCTGAATCACTTTGTTTAACGCCTAAATCGTCCAGGATGAGATAATCAACCTCCACCAACAGTCTTGAATAGTAACCCTCTTTGCTCTCAAACTTAAAGCTCTCTCGGACTTTCCGTAATATTTCGGTCAAATTCACGAATAGCACACTCTTTGGTGTTCCTCTTTCCTTGAAAGTCTCATTCAGCGTTTTAGCCATTGCAATAGTCAAGTGAGTTTTACCGATTCCAGTAGTTCCCGTTAGCAAGGTGTTCCCGTCTACGCCATCAAGATATTTCTGCGTTTGTCTCTTCACGAAATCTAGCAGATTCTTTTCCTCTTGCGTTCTAGCGATGAAGTTATCAAAAGATGCTGACTTTAGCTCTTCGGGAATAGTGCTATCTCTCATAAGCACGTCATACGTTCTCAGATAGAGGTTTCTCTTCATGCTCTCTTTTGCCATCTCTTCTTCCTTTTTGTCTCTTTGCTCTTTGGCACACTTTGGACAAACTGGAGAGGGTTTGCGTGGTTGTTCTTCACCCGCAATTTTAACGTGGATATTAAGCTGTAACATCGGTACCCCATGAATAGGACAAACGTCCCCTAGCCTTTTTGTGTTTGCTATAATTTCAGCTTGCGATAGCATATAGATATCACCCCTTCCTAAAATGGGTTTTCATCCGTTCGAGTAGCTACCCATTCTTCATAAGTTTGTGGCTCTTTCTTTTGTTGTTTCTTGCCCTTATGATTTGCTTTGCTATTCCTAACAAGTTCAACCGTCATTAAGTTGTCTTGTTTCCATCGGTTTAAGATAGCCTTAATATATGCAAAGTTTGCCTTACCTTGGCTTACTGCTTCTTTTAGTGCTTCAAGAATAACGTCAGCGTTAAAATCTTCTAGCATGTACTGTAAGTCTTGCGTTTGGAGTGGTGATAGCGGTCTGCCTATCTCAGCTTCGAAAGATTGATAAAGATTTACAAGGTCTTGATTAAGAGGGGGAGTAGTGGTAGGTTGTTTTTCTTCTCTTACCTCTCCTCCCCTATCCTCTCCTATCCTATCCTCTCCTCCCCTATCCTCTCCTATGCAACCATTTGTCTGACATTTGGTTGTCAGTTGGTTGTCAGTTGGTTGCACATCTGACAACCACTGATATTTATTGCCTTCTACCAGTGCTATTTGTTGCATTTCCTCTGTGAATCTAGTGGGTTTCTTTCTATCCTTCCTAATAGAATTGTGTTCTGTCCAATCTGTTATAACTACCACTCCACTGTTAAACAACAGTACATAGTTGCCCTCGATTAGAAGTTTCATGTCTTCTTTCGTTGTGCCAACCAATCGCATGATAGTTTTAGGATTTCCGACAAAACCATCATCGTCAGCCTCTAGGTTTAAGAAGAAGTATAAAGCCTTTGTTGTAGGAGGTAAGTCAAGAAAATCATCAGTCATTACGACATCTCTACTGAACATCCTTCTATTTGCCACTTGTTCCTCCTTTTCTTTTGTGTTATAATCAAGTAAATTGTTTTGATGAACGTTGCACCTTTTGGAGTTTTCCAAGGGTGCTTTTTTTAATGCCTACCCTCCCACCACTTCATGTTCTGTTACTTCGCCAAGAAGTCTAGGAGTGCTTTGATGCCATCTTTCATGGATTCTTCACGCTCCGTGCGTTCAAAGCCCGAGCCGTCAAGCTTAGTTACGTTGTATTCAGCTTCTACGATAAGCACTTCGCAGCCAAACGCTTCGGCAAGTTTATCAAGTTCGGTTTTTTGTTCTTCATACGAATCGAACGGTAAAATTAGTGCACCTCTTAACTCAGTAGTAAAACCCGCTTCAAATGCTAAGCTACCTCTGTCTTTGTATTTTCCAAGAAATCTATCTTTTTCTGCGCTGTAAAATACGACTAGTTTATTGTTTTCTTTCATGATTATTCTTCCTCACCTTCGTTGTACTTCTTGAAGCTCAATGCCAAACTTGCGATACCTGCAGCGATAACTACAAGGCCAAGAGTTGACATGATGCCCTCTTTTTCGCCAGTGTTTGGCAAGACACCACCGTAAACCGTTGTATTTGCCACCTCTTTTGGCCCAGAATCGAGTTTATAAGAGACTGTGGTGGTAGATTGTGCCACTTTGCCATTAGAACGCTCTACGCTCGTTTTAGGGGCTTTTTCTGGCGTGCTAGGTTTTTCTGGTGTTGGTTTAGTTGGTTCCTCTGGGATTTCTAGTTCTGGCAAGTCCAAGATAGGTGCATCATTTGGAACGACTCCGCCCTCGAATGGTGGCAACTCACGTACTTCTGGAATGCCCGGAATACCACCTTGGAATTCTGGCTTGTCGTGCACTGGTGCTTCATTCGGTACTGTGCCGATAGGCTCAGTGTACTCTGGCAATTCTCGAACCTCTGGGATTCCCGGAATGCCACCCTCGAATTCTGGGATGTCAACTTTAGGCGCATCATGCGGAATTTCAAACGTTGGTTCTGGTTTGTTTTCGCCAGACGCATCACCACGTCCGCCAACCAATTGGACCTTAGATGTTGAGATAGCCCCAGCATCTACCGCTACCAATGTAGCCTTGTTAGTCGGATTAGTTGAATCTTTAACCGCTGATTTCAAGCGAGTTTGATAGTCGATGTACATAATGCGGTTAAATTCTTTAAATTTGGCATTGAACCCGTCTGCTCGGACGTTCCATGATTCCAAGTAATCCTTGGCAGCATGGTCAATACCAGTCCACTTGATAGGGTCTTCGACAAAGTAGATATTCTGTGAGCCATCTACGAACTCTTGATTATCTGACCAGGTATCTTGCAATTTTGCATAGTTCAAGACCTGACGAGCAGTGTTCAGACGCAATGTCCAATTGATGATTTGAGGGTTATCTTTATTTTGACTGCCCCACTTAGAGAGAAGTTCATCTGTTGGAAGTGGGCCTTCCTCTGCGATTTCAAAGGTCTTAACAGTGCCGTCGAAATTCACTGTCACTGGTTTACCCGGTTCAACGACATCAAGCCATTTAGCGTCGAATTTCAAAGACATCTTTTTATTCAATGGGTGCTCAGTGAAGTAATTATTAAATGTCGTTGTGATCACTCGTGTTTGAGCATCCGCGTTTGCTTTACCAACGATATTCTCGTTGTTGTAAACATCGAAATCGAATGATGTTTGAAGTCCGATTTCTTTAGGTAGCTCAGTTACTACTTTGTCACCTTCGTTAATTGCCATATCGTCTGGAAACTCAATATCTTTATATTCCACTTCAAACGGGCTGTACTTCCCAGTGCCATTAGGGAAATCCACTTGCACGTCAGGGTTTGTCACTGTGATAGTGTCGCCCTCTTTGACGAAACTTGTAGGCGCTGCCGGTGTTTCAGCTACTGGTTGAGCTGCTTCTGTAGTTGTTGCTGGTGCTTCTGTAGCAACCGCTGGTGTTTCGACTGGTGCCACTGTTTCGCTAGGTGTCACAGTGATATTCCCAGAATTGTCCGCTGTGTACACATTAGACACCGCTGGTTGAGTGTCTGCCACTGGTTGAGTAGTTTCGTCTGCTGATACTGATCCTGCACCGATAAGCAATGCTGTAGCAAGTGCGAGCGTGCCACACAAGCCATAGGCTTTGCTTTTAGTGAAAGATGGTTTTGCAATTGTTTGTGAAATCATGGTATAATCTCCTTAGATGTTATTTCTAGCACAGGCCCTTACCTGTGCTTTTTTAGTGCTTCAATCCGCACCCATCGCCCACCGTTTCATGTTTTTTCAATGTTTTATTAGACTTATGAATGGGAAAATTAGGAAAAAAGTAATTTAGTAAAGATTTTTTGGGGAAAGGTATAAATTACACTCCACGGTGAGCCGTGGCTACGGATTGAAGATGGTAATATTATCGGTTTCCGTATTTTGCCAATAGCTCACGCTCACGTTGTTGGCGTGCTTCATATTTCTGGTCGTTGATTTCTCGTGGTGTCCATACTGGCTCGAAGAAGTATTCTTGTTGCGGTTGTTTTTTTGACCAAATCCAGTTAAATAGTTTTGATGCTTTCATTTGTTTGTTTCCTTTCGTGATACAATTGAGTTATCCCAAATGAAGGGAGGTGGAATTATGAGCGAACAATTCGATGCATTTAAACAAGCAGCTGACAAGGCACTAACCGAATTTGCGGGCGGTTCTGATGCTATCGTCAAACTTGTTGATGAATTACTCAAAGCCCAAGCAGATGATCTTGAAACTTCATTCAAGCTTCAAGAAGTTGATAAGCTTAATGCAAAGATTTCTAAACTCGAGAGCCGAGTTGCTGAATTGAATGATCAACTTTCTCGACACGATAAGTAGCTTCATTCAACCGTTTTAAAGCAGATATGCGCTCTTGCTCAACGCTGACATAGAATGCTTCTCTAGCTTTAATCCATTCCTCTAGCAAGTCGCTAGGGGTTTTTGTTATTTGCCGTGAATACGGCCATCTTGTTGGCCTCATGTTGCATTGTATTTCCTTTCTTCTATTACCCAACCGCACCAACGAACTAACGAAGCATTTAAATTTAGGAGTCATCGTTAATGATATGTTTACGTACTTACCGCTAGCCACTTGGTAGGCCTTTTGTTGATATTGTTTAAAAAAAGGATAATTATTTTTTTGCTTCGTTAGCTCGCTGCTACGGTTGGGATATTGATGTTATTTGAATCTGTTTCTAGTTTTCCATTCGATGAAGGATTTGAAGCCTTCATAGTTGATGAAAACCAGTTTATGTGTGGGGTTAAACACATATCTTTGAAAATCTTTGTTATCCCTCATTTCTCGAATGAAGTTCTTCGCCATTGACTTCCCAAGACCTTCCCACCGTTGCATTAGGTGGTCGTAGTCTCCCCACTCAGCCGTTTCGTTAACTCCGACTGGTTTGTAGGTGATTTCCATTGGTAGTCCTTTCCATTTGATATAATAGTTAATAAAAACGAGGTTTTGACATGAAGAATAAATCTGAAATATCTGCTTTTCTGATGTTCGTTGGGTTGCTGTACATTGAATTCCACTGTATAACACCAGATAGCCATTCAGCCTTGACTAGGCTGGCCGACATCAATTGGACGTATCTATGCCTAGTGATTGGTATCGCTTTATTCATTTCGATGTTAGCGTTAAGCTATATCCATGACATTCTGCTCTTTTTCAAGTTTGAGAAAGACGGTGATATAACTTATAGCTTTGTCATCACTTTGCCTATCTTTGGATTCCTCGTTTTGAGAAACTGCTTGATTGTCCTGTCTGATACTCAATTTGGAAATTTAATGTCCTTCGTTAGCGTCCCTATCTTTGGTGCCTTCTGGTCTCTTTCCAAAAGAGTTCTCGAATCGAACAGGGAGCAAGATGAGAACTCCGACAAGCATTGAGAATGTAAAGAACATGTAGGTCGTGAAGTCCCATTCAGGGATTGGACGGCCTTTTTGCATGAACTCGATAAAATCGTGAATGTGATTCATTTTTTTGCTCCTTTCAGGTCAACTTAGCAAGTAAGGTTAATTTCACTTCTGCATAGCCGTCCTCGGTTGTGCTTTTTATTTCAAATTCCGTAAGAGTTTTTAACTCTTGACCGTCCAAGGACACTTTATCTTCACGGATTTTGATTTCATTCATAGTGTTTCCTTTCTGATCTAAACCGTTAAGCGTTCTTGATTAAGAAATTTGTTGACGAAATACTGTTGACCCTTGCCAGTGACCTTAGTTGTCGTGTTGGTAGTTGTATGGCCGTCAGCGTGATTAATATTTGTTACTTTCAACTCAAACAGCTTTAATTGCATACTCTTTTGAGTTGGTTGATTCCAAGAATCCCCGCGGCGACTAATTAGATAGCCGTTAGAGCGTAGCCACTGAAAGAGCTTGTTTTGACCGATATCAATCCCGTTCTGTTTCAAGATTTTAGCCAGTTCGCCGATTAGACAAGATGACTTGCTAGCACTGACAGCGTCAGCGAACAGCACCTTAGGACGATCAGCCTCAATCTGTGCTTCTAGCTTATGGACTTTCTTGTCAGCCATTAGCAATGCCCTAGCCATGATTTTCTCTGGGCTATTGAAGTCTTTCTCGACTTGGATGAAATATTGACGTACTTCTTTTCCTTTGTCGGTTCGCTGAATCATGGCGATTTCTTTAGCCATGTCTAGCTTGATGATGTGGTCGGTTTGGTTGGTTGCGTTACCTTGAGCTGTTACTCTTTTTTGAGTAATAGCTAAGTAGTCTTCATTTTCGGTAAAACCAAACTCAGTCATGCGATTAAACCAGTCGTTATATCTAGTCTTAACTCCTAGTGTTTCGTGGAGCTGTCTACCAGATACCACTGGTTCGTGGTTTTCGTTTAAAGTTATATTGATTAAATTGTTCATGTATTATCCTTTCTGAATTCGTCTAAACTGACATCTAAAACGTCAGCGATTTTCGCCATTCTACTGAAAGAAATGCCTCTCTTTCCGATGTTCATCAACGTGTTATAGCTGATACCAGTCTTTTCAGCTAACTCTGTGACTGTCATTCCTCTGTCAATAAGTAACTTGCTTAAAGTTTTTTTCATGTTTAATCCCAAAACACAATATATAGTTTTTTATTGTATTGAAAACACAACATATTGTGTTATTCTATCCTTTCTGATATAATTGATTCATGACAAATGATTAAATAGGGCCTCTCATCTCCTTATGAAAATCGCTAGTCAAATATTATGGAAAGGGGAATTAATATGTCTACTACAAAAAAATTTGACTTAGTTGGTGATATAGCATTCTTTGCCACAGAAATTGATAATGATATTGCTATATCGACAGCGGCTGGAACATACTTTGGAAAATTACTTCCTGATAATCCTGATGAAACTTATGATGGTATAAAAAAATTTTTAGAGTTTCATAAAAATTTAAGCCATACTTTCGACGGCGACGAACCACTCGAAGCTATCCTCTTAGTAGATGTCACTTTGGTTACTAGTTCAAATCAAAAAATGACGATGCCATTTGTTTATTTGTTTATTGACCAAATAATCGGCGTCTCATGTGGCAAAATTCAAGATTAGAAACATTTGCTATTCTTTTAGAATCAATCGTTATATTCAAAATAGCGTTTGATTCTTTTTTCTTTCCACTATATGGATATCGTTTTGGTTTCATGTTTCTACTCCTCAATATTTCATTGAGGGCTGTTTTTTCTAGTTCATTCATTTTTTCAATCTTCTTTGTCACGGTTAAACCGTGATTTTATCTAAAAATTTAATATCGTTGTACGATATTTCAAACACTGATTCAATCTTCTTTAATTTTGGTATGTCTGGATACGTTTTATAATTTTCCCAATTTGACCACGTTTCTTTTGAAACACCAACTTTTTTGGCTGCCTGCTCTTGAGTCCAATTGTTTCGAACCCTCAACATTTTCAGCGTTAACTGTGTCATTCTTTCACCTCCTATCTAAATTCGTCCAAGCTGACCTCCAGTGCATCAGCTAATTTGCACATATTCGTCCAAGACATCTCTTTTAATCTTCCAGCTTTGAGATTTGAAAAATTAGATGGATGGACACCTGATTCCTTGGCTAAACGATACATCGACCAGCCTTTTATTTTTAATTGTTTTTCAATTTTATCCCACATCAAAAAATACCATATGTTGTGTTTTTCAAGCACATTAAATCCTTTCTTATACAATATGTTGAAAATCAAATATATTTGGGTTACAATATATCTTGATTAAGACCTCTCGCGTTTTAGTCAAAATCTAAACAGAAAGGAGGTTAACAATATGACTTTCAAAATCAACGGACTAGATGATTTTTCTAACCGTCTTGATCAGCTTTCAGAGAATGCTCAATCTGTTGCTGGTACACACGAATATTCTTTCAAAGAAATTTTCTCCGATCAATTCATGATTGAACACACAAATTTTTCAACCATTGATGAATTTTTACTATCAAGTCCAGAAAAAATATCCAATGCAGAGGAATTTGAAAAAGCAGATGAATCAATCCTTGATGTCTTTGTTTCTGAACAAACAAAATTCGATACTTGGAAAGAAATGATGTCTGCTGCAGCGCAAATCCTAATCATGAAGAAACTTGGTTTCTAATTTTAACTTGACCTCGTTAAGCCGTTTAATTGCTTCTTGCAATTCTTCGGCTTTTTTAGATACTTCTTGACTAACCTCGGCCAATTCCTCGACATTAGAAACATTGATGTCAATACTTAATTTATCCGTTTTGATTCTCCCTTTCTATGTTATTGTTACGGATATCGTTATTCAATTCAATAAAACGATCAATATTTTTTACTTTTACATTAACTGTGGCTCTTGGTTGTGTCAACCAAGGGTCCTTTTTCTTTTGCCTTCGGTTCAGCATACTGTCCTTCCTTTCTTTTGTTTTTGGTTAATTCCTTAACCTTGACTATATTTTATCACGGTTAAACCGTGATGTCAATAAAAAAATACGTTTTTTTTTTATTTTTTTATCGTTCTCCTTTACTTTTTTACGTTTTAACCGTAAAATATAATGAAAGGAGCGATTTTTTATGGCATTAGGAAATAAAGAGATTATGTCTCGAAATATAAAATACTACCTTCAAAAATCTGGCAAAACCAGAAATGATCTAGTAGCTGATTTGAATTTGAAATATATGACCGTTTCTGACTGGATAAATGGAAAAACATATCCACGTATTGATAAAATAGAAATGCTCGCAAATTACTTCGGTGTGATGAAATCGGATCTTGTAGAGGATCGTTCAACAGCACAACAGATTGTTGAAAATTATATTGTCGACAAAATAGTTGATACAGTCAAAGAGCTCGCCCCAGAACCATACCAGCGTAATGTACTGACTTGTGCAGAGAGGCAACTTGAGGAGCAAAAGCAAGCTAAGAAGAGACTTGCTGAAGTCCATGAAGTGTCTGTCCAGTACTTCGCATACAACTACTACGACCAGCCTGTATCTGCTGGTACAGGACAATATTTAAACGAAGTACAGATAGAGACAATCCAGCTTCCTGTGAAGGTGGACGCTGATTTTGTTTGTCCGATTTACGGAGATTCGATGGAACCAGATTATAAATCTGGGGATTATGTCTTTGTCAAATTGACCGTAGAGCTTCCAAGTGGTACGGTTGGAGTATTTGACTACGAGGGAGAAGCATATATCAAACAACTTATTATAGAGAAAGATAAAGCGTATCTGAGAAGTTTCAATAAGAAATACAAAGATATACCGATTAATTCAGACAGTGATTTTAGGATCATCGGTAAAGTCGTGGATGTGTATAGAGGGAAATAAAAAAGGAGATTGAAATGTCTCACAAAAATCAAATTGAAATCTATCAATTTAACAGTCGTGCAAAATACTGGCTAGTTCGAGCAGAGGGTGGAAAGTATTACGATGATTTTAAATACAACCACTTCATTTCTATTCATCACAACCAAGTCACGCTTGCAGATTTACAGACTACTGACTTACTCCTCACAACAGAAAAAACTATAGAGCACTACAAGCAACAAATAGCAAGAGTGTATCAAGACAAAAGTCTATCAAAACACCAAATTACATTTACTGCTAAACGACTCTATAGCTTTATAGAAGATATGAGTGTAGGAGATTACGTCATAGTTCCATCATTCAAGTCGAACTATTTCTTGATTGGCCAAATTACAAGTGATGTCTATGAAAAAGATATCCCGAAAGAGCAACTAACCCTAAATCATGGCTACGAACAGTCTACGGATATCAAACGTCGAGAAGTAAAGTGGATTAACGAAGTGCCACGAAGAAAAGTAAATCCAAAATTTCTATACAGTACACTGACAGTCCATCACACTATCTTTAATATCACAGATTTATCAAAATACATCAACGGTCTCATATCTCCGCTTTACTTCAAAGATGGAAAATTACACCTTCAGTTGAGAGTTAATACTAATGAACCTATCACATCAAGTATGTGGAAAAATCTTTATTCTATTATCGATGAGTATAAGAACCCTGAAATTGATGAAGAAATTATTGCTACATCTAACGTAGAGAGTCCAGGGGAAATAAATCTACAATCCATAAGTCAATTCATATCGGACAATCATTGGATGCTGAACTCGGGCTTAATAGGACTAGGGCTTTTGTTTGGAGATATTGATATCAAAGGTATTAAAGTAAAAGGGCTTTTCCCTTATTTACAGCAAAGAAAAACAGCCAGATTGGAAGAACGCAAACTGACTGTAGAAGTTGAAACGATGGAAAAAGATGCTGCCCTGAAAGATATGCAGCGTGAACTAGAAATAGAAAAAACTCGTCAAGAATTAGAATTACTAAAAAATGTAAGAGCCTTTGAAATAACTGTCGACTCTCCTAATGTCTCTTACGAAAACGTAGCCCAAACGCAAATGGGTTTCGATGAGAATCAGGGTGAGGAATGATTTTTACAACTAGAATAAAAATCACAAAAGTTATTAAAATAATACCCCTGTCTAAAAAGAAAAGAGTGAGAGAAAAAATAGAATATAACAATAAATATCCCAAAAGGATTTGAATGTTTTTCATACCAACTCCTCCTCTTTGCTTTCTAAATTTGATTTTAGCAAAAACAAACTGTTTAGTAAAGGTAGATAAGGATGACCACCTAGTAAGACCTATTGCTATTTATTTCGAGGACTAAATAGATGTCCGTAGCGCTGATTAAAACACTCTTTTTTTAAATCAAGTTCTTTCTCGCCTGTTTTAATATCCATGCGGACTCTATCAGCAAATTCATTGTGGCGCAATTCCATTTCTTTTTTAGATTGCTCCATCTTTTGACGCTCTTGATTGATGTGAGTAAAAAAAGAAAACATATCATCGCCCTACCTTTCATCACTATTTTACAACGAACAATAGTAAAAAATCAACTGTTCCCATTTTGGAAACAACTCAAAATATCCCCACACTCTCCGACGGCCATCTTTGAGTGTGAGGATATGCATTACAGAAAAAACGTGTAAACTGGAAAACAGCCTTACATGTCCTTTTCTGTACCCATTTTATCAAAATTAAGGAGATATGACAATGTGGGTAGAAGAATTACCGAACGGAAAATATAAATATTTTGAAAGATACAAGGACACTTATACTGAGAAATGGAAACGGGTATCTGTAACGCTTAATAGTGGCTCAAATCGAGCAAAGAAAGAAGCTCAACGCTTACTGGATGATAAGATAGCTCGGAAAATAGCAGGGCTAAACACTACTGACGTATCGTTTAACGACGTGTTGAACGAGTGGTGGGAATTTCACAAGAAGGGAATTCGTAGGACTTCGATTAGCTCCATGACCAGCAACGTCAGATATGTTGCAGAGAATTTTGGTGTAGGTGTCAAAATAGCAAACATTGATACACATTACATTCAACGCTTTATCAACGACGCTGATATACCACGTTCAATCCTAGAGCGTGTTAAATCTATATTAAATCTAACCTTCGATTACGCTTGCACTATTGGTTATATTGATAGCAATCCAGCCAGACAAGCGAAACTTCCTAAGAAACAACAAACGATGGAAGATTACGACAAAATAAGAAACAAATTCCTAGAGATAGACACTGAACTACTTCCACTACTTGCAGAATTGCGAAAGCAAAAACGCACTTATAGAAATGCCATCCTTGCTGAATTCCTTTTCGTTAGTGGTGCTCGGATTGGTGAAGCGGTAGCTCTTGAAACGTGCAACTACAGAAAAGAGGATGGCTACCTTGATGTTTTTGGGACCCTTGATAGCGTCCAAGGATACAAGAGAGCGAAAAAGGAGCCACCTAAAACCCCAGCAGGCTATCGCAGTAACAAGTTAACCAAACGTGAAATTGAATTACTGGATGAAGCTATACAGATTCGGGATCTAAACAGGTCGCTGTCAGACGATTGGGTAGATATGGATAGAGATTATATATTTGTCACCGACAAGGGAGTGCCACTTCAGCGAAACTCATTTAACAACTCTATCCAAGCTGCCAACAAGCGACTAGATAAACCTATTAATAAGCCGATATCATCACATATCTTCAGGCATACGCTGGTCAGCTACTTGGCTGAGAGTGGTGTCCCGTTAAAGGCTATCATGGATAGAGTTGGGCATGATGACAGCGATACAACGATGAAGATTTATACCCACGTCACCAACAAAATGAAAAATAAGGTAGTTGAAATCATTGATAACTTGCCCCTTTCTTGCCCCTCGAAATAAAAAAAGACCTATCTACCAAGGTTAACCCCTTGATATGATAGGCTTTTTCTTTGAATCTTATTTTACTGTGCGGATACGCATAGTGTTTGTACCACCTGTACCTACAGGAACACCAGCAACGATAACAATGTTGTCACCAGATTCTACAAGACCTGATTCCAATGCAACTTTTTCAGCAACATCAA